AAGTATGAAATGATACTTACATCATAGGTTAATCCTGTACCTGACCATACCGCACCTCCTGAAATCATGTATTTACCAGATTGCGTAAAGTTTGCATTGATTTCAATATTGTTACCTATTTCTCCAAGTGATATGTTTTGACCTGCACTCAAAGTAACCGCACCTGTAAGTGCGTTCAATGATTCTACTCCTCCTCCTCCACCTGATCCTGGTTTTGATGATAAAAATGACATAAAATTTAGTTTTGTTTATTTATTAAAACTTTGTTTAATTCAGATATAAGAATATTTAACTCTTTAATGTTATCTGAGTTAACTGTAACGACCTTGTGTACAGTTTCTGTTAATTGATTGATTTGCCATGTAACTCGCTCGTACACAGGTACAAGGTTCGAAAGACTCAATTCTATATCTTTCTTTTTTAAATCTAATTCATCAACTTCTTTTTTGAGAGATGTTAATGTGTTTTCCATTTGAATTTTTTCTACTATTTTAAATGCAAGATCTTGCGAAATAAGTAATGAACGTTCTTCTTCTGCATCTTCCAATATACTCAATTGACCTTTTTTAAAATCTATCAATTTGTCTATTTCTGACATAGATTGTGAAGATTCACTCAAATCCTTTAACAGAGATTCTTTCTCGTTCCTTAAAGGAACTAATTCTGAAATTAGTTTATCTCTCTCTTCTGCAAAAGATCGTAAAGTTATTTCTTGATCTTGAGTCATATTAGTAGCGTCGTGAATAAACAATTGATCCTGTAAAATTTATTGCGCCTGAAAGATCTAAAATAAAATCTTCACCAGGTCGGCATTTGAATCGAGGAACTCCATCATCACCAGGTATATCATCTAGTGTAAGACCTTGAGCTGTATCTAAATCAAACTCTGCAAGGACTCGTGATCCAGCTTTCATTTGAATAGTTACTGCTGCTGCTGCACTACCAATAACCTCATGAACATAGATCCATGACTCAGTATCTCCAGTAACAATAACATTGTCACCACTTGAGCTTATATCAATAGGTAAACTTATTTTACCTTCATGTACATCTGTTAACATATATTTCAAATGGATAGATTAGCCTACCCAATAACGAACCCGATTTTATTCGGACGCGCTATGGAAAGACTACAATTATGTAGTAACTCCGTCTCCGGCACTTGCCATCCAAGTTTGCATGTTAGATCCACCCATGATTGCCACTGAGTTGAAGTTAGATACAAAGTCTTGGTTACCTGGTGCATCGTAGAATACAGGTTCAGCTTTTGATGCCATAGCTTCAATGTACTGGAATCCGTAATCTTCGTTTTTCATGTTTCGGTCAGTCAAGAAGAACATAGTTCCTGTTAGACCAAGACCTCCCCATGGTGCAAGTTCAACAATTTCAAATGTTTCAGTCGCAGGAGCATTGTTAAAGATGTTTGTCTGGTTAGGAGCGATACCTTTATCAATTGTTGCTTTAATAGACTTAGCAAGTTGAGCAGTGTTTGAACCTTTTCGGCAGATAAGAGTGTTGAAATCAATCATCATTGGGTTACCACGTCCGTCTTTGATCAGAGATCCTTGTCGGCGAGCAGCAAGCAATGCTGAGTATGAAAACACTGGTGATGGTGTAAGTCCGTCAACGATAACGTTTGACCAAGTTGCACCTCCATCTTCTCGTGGGTGAGCAGTGTCCCAGTAAGAAACATTGTCAGCACCAAGAGTTGAAACAAGAGTAGGGTTACCTACAACGTTCAACGGAACCCACACGAATGATGTTCCCCAACCATTAGCAAGTAATGATTGTCCAAGGTAACTTTTAGATTGTTCAATAGCTTTCAAACCGTCAATTACTTTCTTTTTAACTTCAGCTTTGATTTTAGCCGCAGGTGAGTCAAACAAGAAGTAGTTTGATAGGTAAGAAATACGAACTTTCTTAGTGAACAATACTTGAGTATAGTTCTTTGTGAATCCTTGAATCGGCGCATCTGAAGCAGCAATTGCTCCATCTGGGATGATTTCAGCCATTCCAAGACCTGTAATACCAGTATCTGTATAGATACGTTCATTATGTTCGATCTTGTTCATGTACTTCAAATATTCTTTGAATTCATCAGTAGACACACGTGGAATGATGTGTTTCATCACGTTGTTTACGATTGTTGCGTAACCATTTAGATATCCATCCATATAATTTTCTTAAATAGAATTAATAATTTAGTATTAAACGAATCGAACGATAATTTTCTTATCAGCTGCGGCTCCGTAAACACCCATTTGTTCGACCACTCCGTTTGCGTCATCAGTACCAGTGTTATTTACTGTCAAAGAGTCAGTAAGCACCATTCGTTGGTTAGTATGAGCTGCGTTAGAGTTGTTAGTACAATCTGCGATATAAGTATCGTTTTCAAAAATTTGATTGATACCTAATTTTGTTGAAGCATCTGCCACAGAAATTGATTCTGTTGACACACCTTTAACTTCTGAGCGAGCAGTTGAAGAAGTAGCTGGAGCTGAAAGCCCTGAAGCTGCTTTTGCAATTACTTGCAATTCTGTAATTACTGTTCCAGTAGCCTTGTCCGCCTCAATTCGTGAGCGTGAAGGTCCTGCAACTACGTTTAGTTTAAATGCCATATAAAAAAGCGATATATCGTTTATGATACACCGCTCTTTCGTTCATTTAATCAAGTATAAGTTCACGAGCTCTATCCTCAGAAATTCCCGCAGCTTTCATCTCGTCAACGGACTTTTGTTGATCTGGTGTTAAACCATTTCGAACGATAGTACCGCCTGGAAATTGCATTGCGTTAACTTTATTTTGGACATTTGCTCCTTTAAGCACTCTTTCTTCAATAGATTGAGTTGGCTTAAACATAGCACTTCTTGCCAATTCTAATACCTGAGATATCTGAGTTCCTGTTTTTCCATCTATTTTATAGTTGGAATCGAAGAAATCAACAAAAACGTCTCGAACATTTTGGTCTGAAAACTCTGGGTGTTTAGAAAAGAAAGAATCTATAATAAACTTATTTTCTGTTTGTATTTGTTTTTCAGCTAGAATTTGATCTAACTCATCAACGCTTACAAACTTCTTTTGACTGCCGTCATCCGGCTGAACACTTGAGGGTGCATCATCACGATCTTGTGAAAATTGCGACCTATTACTGTTAATTAAATGACCAAATTCTTCTCTAAACTTCTTTAGTTCTTTTTGAACTTCAGAACGTTCATCTTCTGTTGAGGCAGTTTCACGCTTTTTAAGCATCTCAGAAATCTGCAAACGAACAGCATATGATTCTTCTGATTCAAATGGACCTCTTACAGGTACACGTAAATCATAAGTAGGAGTTTTTTCGTCAGTTTGAGCCTCTTGTGAAGGAGTTTCTACGGCAGTTTTAGAAACATCTGTACTCTCAGGAATTTCTTCCTTTATTTCTACAGTTTTAGATGGAACGCCATCCTCGTGTTCAGCCTTTTGTTCTTGAGAACTAGCACCTGCAATCGTGTCGTTGATTAATTTATCCAACTCTAAGTCGGAATCATCTTCAATAATCACATCTTGCGCTTTTTGTTCTTCATTTTCCATGTAGTACATCCACTATCGCGGGATGAAACGATCTACATACTAGTATTATACGACCTTTTAAAAATTAATGCAAGTAATTAGCGACTATCATATTTGATCATTGTCGCTATTTTCTTTAGTTCAGCTTTCAGTTTGTCAAAGTTGACACTTCCGTCTGGAATAAAAGAAATTGCATGCAGCTGATAATCTCCAAGAATACAATCTTCCTGACTATTAATATCAGTATATTTTAAAGGGATCAAAACACTGTATACTTCCTTATCTCTCGATTTCAAAAATACAAAATTGTCCTGTGGTTTAAACGTTTTGTCAAAAATTTCAATAAGTTCAGGTCGTTCCATCGGATTTACCGGTAAACCACATGCTTTATTGAAGAAGTTTGGTGCAACAGCTGTTTCACCAGTTTTTGCGTAGAAATAATCCTTTACATCAACGTCTTCACCACGAGTATTTTTAATAATCTGTGGTAATACAACCATTTTTTCGACTGTAAGGTCATGTTTCTGAACTTCAACTACTTGAGGTTCTTTTTCTAATGCTTTTTGTTCTTCTGTTTTTGCCATAGCAAGAATAACATAGGTATCCGCCTATGACGGGTTCTTTGCTAATAAATTTTTACTAGGATGAACCTCCTAGTACCAGATTTTTAAATGATTCGTAGAATTTTTTAACAAAAGCAAGACAACTCTTTGGAGTTTGTTTTTTTGTTTTCTTAATAAGCTCAGGAGTAACGACAAAGCCTTCACGATCTTTATCTATTTTAGCAATATTGAAAGCTTCCTCGATAAGAGCAAATTCCAATGGGTATGGGTGTTCGTATGACATATGAACAACTTCACCGGCTTTGAAATCTCGATCAAGAATAGCCTTAATGTTTCGTGTTACATATACAACATTGATCCGCTCTGTATCAACAAACGCAGGAGCAAGTTCTTCTGAGTTCACATAGTGAGAAAGCAATTCAATAAGTTTGTCAGCAGAAATTTCAAATCCATCTTTTTTAGTAGACGTAAACTTGATAAGCCTTTTTTTAATAGCTTCTGGAGTGTGTTTTATCTCCACAGTATAATCTTTTTGTTCAGATTTCATTCCCGCAACCTTTTTTGCTGCAACTTTTTTAGTTGCTTTATTTTTTTTATTCAGGGTTTTCATAAAGTCCTTGTTTATAGTTCTCTATTTTTGTAAAGAATCGTCCAATAATAGCAGCTTCTGTTTCAAGAATTACTGCATTCACAACAGTGCTGTGTTCGTTTTCGCCAACGATAGAAGCAAATTGTGTTTTGCATTCGTTCAATAACTCAATCACTTGAGGTATGTTAGAACTTTGTGCAAGATTTAATTTTTCAGCATTTGTTAACATATTTTTTATTTATTAGGTGTCATCGGCATTGACGCTGCATAACCAAGTGATCCGTCAATTGCTCCCCCTACTGGACCTTGCGGACTAGCTATTTCTTCCATGGCTTGTGGTTGCATTGGATCCCCACCATCTGGAGTCATTTCCTGTCCAGGTGCGCCTTCTCCCTCTTCCGGATTCATTTGTTTGTTAATTTGTTGCATTGCCATTTGTGACGCTGGTAATTGCTCTGCAAGAATTTCTTCGTATGTTTTTTTAGAAATGAAATCGAAAATATTCTTTCGGTATTCCTTCAAAAACTGTTCGAATGATTTTAATTGAGCTGATGCAGCTTGTGGATCTTGCATTCTAACTGCAAATATCTGAGCCAATGAATTTTGAATGATCGGATAGATCTCAGCAAATTGCTGTCGTTGAATTTCTTCTGACGGCAAGAGCATTGAGTTTGGATCAATTACGAAGTCGATATAATGCGACATTTGTCCGTAATAATCCATTTGGTCATAGAGCGCTTTTGCAGAAACTTTTCGTTCTGGAACATCTTCAATAAGATTCCCCCCTTCATCAAAATCAAAATTAAGACGTAAATTAGGTGATGCTGCTACAGCAAAACCTTTGAAGGTATCACTCTCATCAATGATAGGTTCTGATTCTACATAGTAATCAGGGTTTTGCGCTTTAAATTCTTGAAGCTGATCTTCGTTTGAAATAAGAAATACTTTATCAACTGAGAACAATTGTTTTGTCCATGAGTTTGAAATAAGTGCATCAATTTCAAGACCATCTACAACATTATTTCGAGCAATCACTAATCTGTTCTGTGCTGCTTCTTTCAAGATCAATGTTGAACCGAGTGTGTTTTCAGAACTTGATCCGGCAATAATATTGTTTACCCCTGTGTTATCTTCGATGTTTTGTTTTTGCTGATTAGCAAATTGAATACCTGCCTGCAAGTTCGCACTTGTTTTTACGACGTCGATGCTCGTACCTGGAGTTTTAGGGTTTACAATGTTCGGACCTCGTTTGTACATCGCAGTACCATTTTGTACTTGTGCCCCGAAGAGTAATGGAAAGATTTCTGCTTCAACTTGCTGTGCGTTCAATGAGTTGATGTAGGTATAGATTGCTGTGTTACCACGCATCATTTCATAAAGACCAACTCCGTATGGATCATTCATTCCTCGTGAGAAACATTGTACTACTACGACTGATCCGTATGAATCGTCGTTAGGAAGTTCACCATCATAGATTACCATTTCACCACAAGCAACGATGAACCGATTCAAAAGTACATTCTCGTAATAACTAATAGTCACGTGTGTCTTTGATTTCTCAAAGTTTTCATTTCGTGCCTCATCAGTAACTCCAATACAGTAATCCAATTTACCTTCGAACCCTTCAGCCTCTGGGTACATTGCAATAAACTGATCTTTCGGCATGTCTTTTTCATAGTACACCTCAAATTTAGAAAATGTATCGTAGTTATTTGTTCCTACTCCAAGCCATGTTCGTTTCGGATCCATTGGCTCTCGATATACATCATCAAAGAGAACTTTCGCAACACCGTTTCGTTCAACTTGTACGCGTCGTGGGTATACACGCCAAGCAGCCCATCCGTAAGTGAATAGGTTTTGATACGTGTTCATCAAAGTTGTGTTTCCGTTCGCAAGGCGGTTTCTCCATCCTCGTTTCCATAATTCATATGCAGTTTTTGCATACACTTTAGAGTCAGAAAAAGTTTCCCCATCAGGTAGTTTACTTCCAAGTACTGACGCTGCAGTAATAATTTTTGAGAACGCGAGTGGTTCCTGAGCAACAGGTACACCGGATCGGTTCTGATCACGTCCTGATAGTTTCTGTGGGTACACGTTCATGTCGGTATTACCGAGCGCATTTTTTGTATACGTCAAAACAGAACCCCATCCAGAACGTTCATATAATTTCTCACCATAAGATACCGTTGTGTTCACTAAGTTTGCATCAATCTCGTCAGAAAGATTATCGAATTTTTTTCGATATTGAGATTCCTTCATCTCTTTCTTTTTATTTGCAAGAAATTCTAAAGTTTTTTTATCCTTTTTCATTTCTGGACTGTCAGTCATGACAGGGGTTTCGGTTTTTCGTTTAGCCATAGATATATTATACAACTAATAATAAAAAATTACAACACAAATTTTAATCTTCATTAAAAACCAATTGCATGAGTGACTTTTCGCTCGCCGGAGCTTCTATTGTTTGCTTCCCGTACTGAAATAAAATCGCATATCCGATCGCTGTCGCCATAATAACGTCATCGTGTTTTCCTGAAAGAGCGGCAGGGTGTCCTTTTGCGTTCATCACAAATGCTTCCATTTCCTCGAGCAGTGCCGACGGGAAATGCCGTTCCTCTTTCCTTAAAATTATTGCTTTCAATGACATCAGTGCGGTTATTCTTGATTGTCTATTTGTGAGAAAACCGTAATTCTTACTCATCGTTTTAGTAACATCATCGAATGCCTCTCGATAGTACACATTCCCGTAACCGTTCGCTACAATTGCCGCATTGATCCATCGTCCCTCCCCGTTCACCTCGATCCCGAGTACCGCATTATTGTAGTACTTCGCAAGACCAACCGCGATATCCGGATATTCATCAGCACTCACGTTACTTCGGTACAGCGCGACAATCTCTTCCGTCACACGATTTATCACTGTCATCACCTGTGAGTCCCCGTCCGATGTCCCTTGCGACGTATCCCCACCAATAATATACCCAACATTCTTTTCCGGATGCTTGAATATTTCCAAATCCCCATAATGGTTTTCCTCCACAGTTCCATTGAGAATATCGTAGCGTTTTCCTTTGTGTGTTTTTTGCCACAACTCTGAAACTCTTCGTGTCGGAAAATATGTCTGACCACTCGCAAGAAATGCCTCTTCCGGAATAGTCGGATATTGCTGATTGAGTCTACGTACGTCGCGTCCGAGTTGCTCCCATTGCATGTAGTAGTACGTCATCTCCAAATCAGTAAGCCCATGATCCTCTTGATATATTCGCCAATCAATCTCAGGACATGCTTCCATATCCTCAATTTTAATTATTTTACGAATCTTTCCAATCTCATTAGTATCCCATGTCCAATTATAAAAATGTGGCATGAAACGATATTGCGTATCTGCAGGTTCAATCGTATCTCTTCGGTACCATTCCGCTTTAAACATTGCATGAAAATCATCCGCCATAGTCTCCGCAGTAGATTCGATAAAAATATACCCCTCCTTTGGCACGGCTGGGAATGTTCCTAATTTCACTTCACTCGCACGCTTGGGAAATTGCACACACATAGGAGCGTATTCGGAAATATGCGCATAGTGGAATGTTCCTGATCGTCCAGAAAGAGATACAGAAATAGCCGACTTTGATTGGTCGTCTCCTGTTTCTCCATTTTCCAAATCATTAAACTTTACCTGAATCTTTCGTGCTGAGTTTCGTGCAATTTCAAACAGTGACTCCTTAAGTTCGGTACACATGTTCCGCAGTGGGAAATCAATCTTACGGTCGAAAATTTCTACCGCTTCCTTTTGCAAGTGGGCAATAATAATAGCTTCACGATCCTTATTAAACAAAATCTCATCCAACATCCAAATATCAATAAACGTAGTAAATCCTAACTGGCGACTCTTTAAAATAACGTGCCGGAGATAGGGATCCTTAACGTTCAAATAATTATCAAAAAAGTGCCGTTGTGCTTTGTTCATTTGGAACACCTCCTTTTTCATATCCTTAGTGATAATCCAATAGAGATTATTCATACGCCATAGCTTATCAAAAACAAGCCCTGGGTTTTCCATGAGTGAAGCAATGACCATCTGGTTGTGCATCTTTTGATCTGATGAATGTTTCATTACGATTATTTTACAACAAAAAAAATAAAAAGTACAGATGGTACCGTTTTGTGAAAATTAAGGGGGGTGTTTCTGTGACTACCTAGTTATAAATTAATCTTCTTTCATTAGATTTATAAATTTTCTCTTTTCTTCATTTGATAATTTATTAAAACCATTATTTATTCTATTAAAAATTCTCTTAGCACAGTCAATAGGCATACCTCTTACTAAATCATTTTTAGCATAAACATTTAAATTAAATGAAGAAATTTCAAAACATCCAGAAATAGTACATGATGTGCTTGAATCAGGGTCTTCATGATCTTTGTCTCCTAAATAAAAATCTAAGTTACAAATTAATTTATCCTCATCATCTCCTATCTTTATCTTTTGGGTGTACTCTATATTTTTTAAAGAACTAAAATTAGGATATTTATATACATAATTTTCAGGAATTTTTTTATTTGTATTCATAATTATATTATATATTTATTATTTGGTTTAGTAAAGCATATTATAAAAACTGTGAATAAATATAGTCGCGACTTTTGGTGTTTCTTTTTCTTTTGGGTACCAGTACTTATTTTTATTTACAAACAGGGGGGAGGGGGCAAGGGTCGACCCCCCCCTCACGCGAGGATCAGGCGCAATAAAAAAACAAAGCAATTTTTAGGTGCATTACTATGCAACGGCATCAGTATATTGTCAATGTCGCGCAATATACATTTTGCGACTATCTATCAGATCCACCAAAAAAGCGCCCTGCTCGGTGCGCCCTTGTTTTATTCCTGATCCTGGATCGTGTCGGCCTTGATCGTGTCGGCCTCGGCTGTCGCGTCCACTGTCGCGCCCTTGGCGTGGTTCTGAAAAATAACCTTTAAATTGTTGATCTTTTCGCCGTCGCCTTTTTCCTTCGGTTTGATATTCATGCGATCCCATACGCTCGCCATCGTGTCGGCCGCCTGTATCAGTGTTTTAAAATCTTCCTTGGCCATGTCTTTATGTTTCAAAGTGTGCAGGATCTGCAGCACAACGTTCCCGGACTCTGCAGCTAGATCGCGCATCGCGTTCGCATAGCCTTCCGTGCTCTCGATCTTTGAAACAATTGACGACGCCACCGCCGGGGAATACCCTGCAGCCAGCGCGGCCTCCTTCTTCGTGCTCTTCCCTTGCGGCCGCAATACATTCATCGCATAGGCGCGTTGTTTCATTGTGCTCCCGTTTCTTGGTCTTTTCATATATAGTCCATTATAACATGCATATATTATAAAGTAAACAACAAAAAACAGCCCTTCCGGACTGCCTTCATTATTCCATGCCGTTGTCGATCCACCAGACCCGCAAAAATAGATATAGCCAATATAGAATATATACTACAATCAAAAATGCTTCCATACTATGCCGCCGCAACCGGCTCCGGATCCATTATCGCTTCATTGTAGATCTCAAATAGTACATCGTACACGCTCGACGTGTAGTCGTTGATCATTTCATCATTAGAATAATGATCAATATAAAACAATAACATCGCCTCGGCCTGATCCTTGATATATATTCCGTTCATCATCCAAACATTTTCATCTATTTTTTCGATCTGATCTTCCCAATTGTTTTTGATACAATACGCCCGGATCGCCTCCATGTCGGCCTCAACCTCAATTTCTGCGCTGTCGGTGGTGTAATTATAGAACTTTGGCGAGAACGTGCCCACCACTTGCGCGCCCGTGATCAGACTATATTCATCCCGCATAAAATCAGCCGCGATCATACCGATCTTTTGTATGATCTGTTTTTGATCAAAATATACATCTTCAGACTCTCCGCCCTCTTCCTGATCATCAGCAACATAATTAAAATATACATCACTTGAAAACATGCTGTAAGTATCGCACGTGTACGGCGTGCATCGTGTGTCAATTGTTATCTTTTGCATATAGTTTTTTATGGATTAAATGGATCATCTGATCCAGTTACATCAAATGTTTCAATATCTGTATCACCTGTTTGGTAATAATGTTCCTCACCTGCAAGCATGTATCCATCAAGTTTTTCAAGTGCTGTATCTGCTACTGCTTCTTCATTTTCAGCCAATAAATCTATGCAATAAGTTTTTGTGATCTGTACTTTGTATTTTTTCATATTATTTTTATTGATTATTGCTATTATCCCCCCAGTTGAAACCGTTGTATGTTTCAATGTCCGGTAGACCTTTAATGTCGCCCCACTTATATTCTGCATTTGATCCCCAGCCTGCTGATATTTTTTCAATTTCAAACCCTTGATCTCTTAATCTGTGCGCAATACGATCATCACCGCCAAACGTCTCTTTGTACATTCTAGCCCCTGTTTGATCTATAATCATATGCACACCATAACACCAATTGGCATTACTCGGATGATACCAACCTGTCTTAATTATTTTAATCATATATATTTTATTTAGTAAAAATTTTTATAATAAGATCCCCAATAAAGTTTATTCCCACCACTGCCGCGACTATCACCGCAGCCAGTATAATTTCACCATATGAAATATGTTTCATATAGTTATTTGATCGCCTTGACGGCGTTTTTTGCTTCGTGGATCCGACCTTCGAAAATAAGTTTTTTCAATTCTTCAACATCGATAGAATTCTCGAGCTCCGCCATTCGTTTTTGGCTTTTTCTCGTGGTGCTTTCTAATCGTAAAAATCCACCTCGCAATTTTTGATCAGTTCGCAAGCTGATCACTGTTTCCCGGATCGTGTAGCTAGTCCCGTCGTCTCTTTTTTTCTCGATATAATTCACCGGCGTTATATCGAGTTCATACCCACGCGGTACATTGACCCAATTAAACCCCCTATACCCTCCGATCCAATATCCAACCTTTACTTCTATAAAATTGAAACTTGTTTCAAGTTCCTTTTTTTCCTGATCGCTTAATTTTATTTTAATCATTTTTTTGTTGCTATAGTTTTTTTATTATAAAGATCAAAAACGTTCCGCGCATTGATCATTACTATAACATAATCAGTATATAACAGACCGCTATCGGTTGCAAGTACCTTTTTTGATAAAACTGTGGATAACTTTTTATAGATCACCACGCCCACCAAGGCGCGACCATCCACGCGCCAGGATCATCACGCCCGGATCAGTAACGCCCGGATCAGTAATCCCGGATCATCACGCCCGGATCAGTAACAAAAAAAACACGCCCAAAGGACGCGACAAAAAAACAAAACCGGAACTGATCAAGACAATAGCAACAAAGATTATCTGATCATGAATTATTTTTTTTTAAAAATTTTTTTTGAATTTTTTTTTTCTAAATTTCGCTATTAGGCGCTATCAGAAATCCACTTTTGGTTTTCTAGAATCCAATATCATCAGGATCAATATCTAAGTGACTTTCATCTTTTGGAGCATCGAAATCTGAAAACTCAGTAGGAAATGGCTTCTTATTTTCTGAAGCAGGAATTTGAGCAAGTTCAACTTCACGATTCAACTTAGGAATGATTTGTGTATCAACCATATTCTGTAAGAATGCAAGTCGTTCAGTACTATCCCATTTCTCTTCACCGTTGACAACGACCATTTTCATTTCAGGAAGACCATTAGGTTCAGCCATAGTGAAAGCGTGTTTAATTGGTTCATTATTCTGGTTCAAGAACAATGAAGTCTTTTCTTTGTTGTCTTTCGGATCAAATTTCTTACTGATTGAGAACACAACATCCTCATCCAAATTTACATTAGGTAACATCTTTAGAAACGCAATTGCGAGTCCATCAGAATAACCAAATTGCAATGAGTACTTTTCAGTTCCATCATTGATATCAATGTTCCATGTTTTACCATAGGCACCATCTCGAGTGTAGATATCAGTAATTCTACCGCTTAGGTTACTATAGTACAATTCGTGTACCATTTTCCCTTCTCCTTTCTTAGGCTGAGTCATACGACTTACCGCCCCGATAGTTCCCTCATCAACGCGACGAGTAAACTTTCCATCATAAACTGTTAAATATGTTTTACGTGCAGTGTTATATAATGCCATAAATTATTAGTGGTCTACCACCATAGGTTAGCTATACAATATTAAAAGTTTGTTGATAGAATTATTTTTATTAGATCAACAATCACAGAATATACCAACCAAGAAAAATAGTCAAATCATTAAAAATTAAACTGTGGATAACTAATAAAAACCCATATTACCACACCTTTTAGCCTGCCATACCATAAATGAGGTATGGCAATGAGGTATGGCAGGAATTCTACCATTATAATACAAGGCTCATTTTCCATTGCCATACCTACCATACCTATATATATAAATATATTATATATAGTATACACGGTGCCTAGTAGGCACTACTGTACCATACAGTACAGTGTCCCCCCCTATAGAGACTTTTCACCGAAAAATTGAAAAAGGTATGGCAGTGTGCCAAATCCTTATTTTATAAGGCTAAAAACACCGAAAAAGCCTGCCACACCACCTCTGCCATACCACACCTCACCCCTATTTTTACCCATTTTTGACTTATCCACAGTTAAATTTTTACTGTCCTTGACAGGTATAATTGTATGGAATAAGATAGTATTATTACTAATAATGTAAAAAAATATGAAAAACGACGAAAAAATCAAAAAAATAGGTACAAAAGCAATGATAACTTTTAATAATTTAAAGTTTGAAGTTTTTATTGTTTTATTTAAAAATTCCTTCGGGCGTGACCGCTGGCTCGTAAAACCAGTGGCCGGATCAGGGGAAACATGGGTCGAAAATGTAACATTCCAAGATGAAGAAACCCTATGAAAAAACAAAAAAAAGAGGTGATTATATCATCTGCGGTACACTACAGTCTTTTAGTGGCAAAATTGATAAGAAAGGCATACAGGATCGGATTTAATGATGGAACATTGAACAGGAAACCGAACGAGTTTAATGAAGAAATGATTAAAATCCTACAGGACATAAAACCAATCTCTATAGAATTACTAACTAACCCAAAGGAATAAGTATGAGTACAATACACATGAGGGGATTTAAAAAAGTATATATGGTTACGATTTTAGAGGGTAATGGAAAAGATGAACCATATCGTGAAGTGAAATACTTTTATGATGACGATACTGATATGTTTATTGGTAAACTAGACCCCACCCAGTCGAACGGGGATAACATAAATGAATAATATGTCTTACATACAAAACAAGTTAGATGAGTTTGATAAACAATTTATTGTGAAATCAAATGCAAATACTGATTTATTGAGATACACAGATGCAACAAAGATAAAACATTTCATCAACCAATCACTAACAGACTATCACAATCATACTGTAGAGAAATGGGAACACGATATTAAGTTATTAAAACTTATCCATAAACAAGAATTAGATAGCATAGCACTAAAATCGTTGGAAGACTTTATGGAGTGGTCAGAACTTAGAAAATCATTACAAGACACTAACCCAAAGGAATAATATGATTGAAAAAATAATTATATTCTTAATACTATGTATTTTAGGAATAAGTATACATATCTCATTTTTTGCAAAATGTGAGCAAATAGGATTTTTACCAATAACTAGCATACCTGCAAAATGCTTAACACCTGCAAGTCAGGATAAGGAATAAAATATATGAATTACCAAAAAACAGAAGAAACAAAAAGAATTATTACAATAGAGTTTGAAAATGATAGAGAGTATTGCGGATTTATAAAAGCATTAGGACAAATTCAAAGTCTACATGAGTATCCTATTGCACAAGAAATATTTGATAAAGAGTTTGAAGAAATCACGGATAATCCAAGACTCGATGATATTTATAAAAAATATAAGTATCCATTTTAACACCACATACAAAACCGTAAGTAGGGTAACTAATTAACAATTATGAGTAAAAGACTCAGAGATATACCAACAAGTTGTCCAATGTTTGATAAAGCAATAAAGATACTTGAAAACCTTTCACTGGAAGAATCTGTATACGAATCTATAAAAGATGAAATAGAATCAGTAATTGATTATATTGAAGAGGGTCGTTCTGTGAATGGAGATTTACGAGACTGTTGTGTAGATATTGCAGAAGAAAAGGATAAAGAAATTGATTCACTATATAAAGAAATTGATTCTTTGAAAGAAGATGTTGCAAGTTTATCAAGTAACTAATAAGATTATATGAAAGATGTTAAATTTAATTACGAACTAGGAAGACACCAAAAAAACGGAATAGACTTTTCAGGACATTTTCTTGAATGGAAATTGGAATATACTCCAAAAACGTATCTCAAAGAGAGTCAGCTATCTGGGGACGAATGGAGAAAGGGTGGTAGTGTCAAAATTTATTTGAATGATGATTGTGTATTAAATGAATTTTGTAGAGAACCAGAAAGAGCTTTGATGTTACTTGCAAAAGGACTGCACGAACTACAATGTCATTTTGAATTATTTGGAGTACATATTGATAATTGGCAACAAGAAATGATTGGTAAGAAAGTTTATTTTTGCGGTATTCCATCAACAGTTGATAGATATGTAGGCGATGGTGAAATAATCGTGAAACGTGATGATGGGAAAGATTATAGACCAGACGTATATCCGTCACTCATGAATGAAGAAGAAAATGAGTGGAAAGATGAAGACCGAGTTCATATAACTGATAAACGCATAAACTGGCATATTGAACCACATAAGAGTTTCTAACACAAAACAACTACATAGAGTATCAGAACACAGCGGTGGCGGAATAGGTAGACGCTAAAACCTTAGTAATTGTTAGTTGAGAAATTACAACTGCAAGGTGACTATACGAGTAAAACAATTAAAGGCATTTTGTGACATAACACAATTAGTTATGACCACGCCTCTCGTCAAATCCTTGCCCGCTGTACTCTGGTACTGTATGTAAACATTGGTGTGTCTATGTCGTGGGTTATCAAAGGAAGTCCGCACAACTTGAGTCAGTCCTGATAACATCTTGCCCGTTTACGAAACGACTGAAGAGACCTTAAAGGGTCGAAATACCGAAAGGTATATCGTGGAGTGTCCCATGACGGGGAATAACTGGACACCAACTGACTCACGGCACAGGCACATCAAAACACTAACAGTTAATAAAAGTAATTATGCCGTACAAATCAGAAAAAAAAGGAATACTGATCCCAAGGGATTTGAAAAAGAATGTAAAAATACCATTATCGGAACACGAGAATGTACGACTACATTATTTACAGTCAAAATCCCAACGCGCAACGGCGCGACATTACGGAGTATCACGTAGTTTGATCAGATTTATTTGTTTCCCAGATAAGCTCGCAAGTCACAAAGAGAAGTACAAAGAGAAACAAAAAGATGGGCGATATTATAAAAAAGAAGTACATACTGCAAATGTAAAAGAATACCGAAAAAGAAAACACGATCTCTTTAAAAATGGGAAATGCGAGTTATCCACAGTTTAATTTTGTGAAAAGTTTGCGCTCTCAGAATAGAGGAGTATAATGGTTCTATGGTAAAAAATGCTACAAAAAAAATAACTCAATTTCGATGTCGAAATAGCGCACTTAACGAACAGGTCCGTAGCAGTACCTTCCATATTAAGTGTGCTATTTTTGTATCGAGATATTTATTAGGGTTACGTTTTAATCATTGTTTCTTATATGGAAAATAATACTGCAAAAAATAAATCAAAAGTGTTTACTGACGCATTCGGCTATATGGTGCGTGGATACAGCGTGATCCCTGTGGGGAAAGATAAACGACCACTACTACGTTCATGGAAACAATATCAGACTGAAGCCGCAGATGATGATCAAGTAACTAAATGGTTCACTGAAGATTACAAGGACGCGAACGTCGGGATCGTTACCGGTGCCGTATCAGGGATCACAGTAGTTGACGTGGATGTATATAAGAAACCATTCACCCACCCAAAAGAATTCCCTCCAACATTCACCGTAAAAACAGGAAACGGTGGGTTTCAGTTGTACTACAAATATCACCCAGGGCTCACTATCTCAGCGAATGGTTACCCAAATCTTCCAGCAGTTGATATCAGATCCGACGGGGGGTATGTAGTGGCACCACCATCAGTAACTGATTATGTGAAAGATGGAAAGAAAGCAGGAGGTGAATATATCATTTATAAAGATCTTCCGCTTGCTGATTTTCCAATTCATATGTTCCCAGAAACAAAGCCGAAGAAAAAAATGTCGGCAATTATCGGGACAGCAGAGGGTGGGAGAAATGATAATATTGCATCAGTGACAGGGACACTCTTACACGCAGAGCGTGACGAAAAGAAATGGGAGAGTGAAGTGTGGCCAGCAGTACAAAGAATCAATGAAACATTCTCACCACCACTTCCGGCGAATGAGTTGCGTACGACATTCGAGTCGATCATGAACAAGGAACGGGTACGAAAGTCGGAGTCGATTATCAGTCCTATTCAGTTCAATGATCCACAAGGAGTTCCGGCAGGTGAAGTAAAAGTATCACTGCGTAAGAATGGGAACGGGGTGCCGTACAAAGATATGGCGAATGTGCTCGCGGTGCTATCAGCTCACCCATACTACAAAGGAACTATCCGATACAATGAATTCCGTCAAGATATCGAGTACAACGGACGACCACTCGAAGAGGGGGATATCATAAAGATTCAGGTGTTTATGCAGGTGGAGGGATTACTCCCTGGGATATCGAAAGATGCAGTCTATTCAGCGATTGCGCACTATGCCAATCAGAATAAATATGATGAAGCGCAAGATTGGTTGAAGGCTCAGGTATGGGATGGTGTCCCACGACTCAAAAATTGGCTCTCAGAGGCCACAGGAGTACCGGATGACGCATATCATCAAGGAATAGGAGCACAATGGTTTATGGGGCTTGTACGGCGTATCATGGAGCCAGGATGCCAGTTCGACTATATGCTCGTATTCGTTGGAAAGCAGGGGATCGGAAAGACAAGTCTCTTTAGAATTATTGGGGGACCTTGGTACAAAAGTTACACTGGTCAAATTGATAATAAAGATTTCTATTTAGCGCTCCGTGGAGCAGCAATAGTCGACCTTGATGAGGGTGCGGCAATGTACAAATCGGAAGCGATCAAGATCAAATCAGTGATCACAGAAACACATGATGAGTTCCGTGCACCGTACGATCGGGTAATGAAGAAAAATCCACGACGATTCGTGTTCTCAATGAGTACCAATGATACGGAACCATTCCGTGATGTAACGGGTAACCGACGGTACTGGACACTCGATGGACACCACACCGTAAACTTCAAATGGCTACAGGAAAATCGAGATCAATTGTTCGCAGAAACATACCATTACTGGAAAGAGAAAATTGAAATTCCAGAGGTACCACTCGAAGATGCAATTGCAAATCAAGAACGCCACTTACCGGATGATTCATGGACAGATATTATTGTGAATGAAGTGCGACGATCAAAAGATTATTGTGAAGGAAACCCAGAGTTTTCCACAACTATTACACATGTTTTCAGCAACGTTTTCCCAGATGAAAATCTGGCACGACTAGGGAAAGGGCAAGAAATGCGTATTGCTAACATATTTAAAAAACAGTTAGGGTTAGATAAGCGACGTGAAATGATTGACGGGGAACGAAAAACTATTTGGCGTATCAGTGATGAAAAAATTGAAGAGCTAAAAAAACAGAACGCAAAAAATACTGATCCTATGAAACCATTCATTGATGCAGGGATTGTGAAAGAAGAAATGTAAAAAATATGGAACCTCTTTACGAACATCAGAAAAAAATAATCCAAGAAGACCCAAAAAAATGCGGTCTCTTTCTGGGTACCGGAGGGGGAAAAACAAGAACAGCACTCGAACTTGCACGAGGAAAGACACTGATTATCGTACCGAAACAACAAAAACTTGACGAAACGTGGCAAAGAAATGCTCGAAAATTTGGTATTGATCTTAAAATGAAAGTTGTATCAAAAGAAGACTTTCGAAGAGATCACAAAAAATACGAACGATTCGATACGGTAATTGTAGATGAAAGTCATTTTCTGTGCGGTATGTTACCAGAAACGCGCAGGTTAAAAGGTAAGGATTACCCAAAGACGTCACAGCTTTTTGAGTCACTCCAGTGGTATGTAAATGAACACAATCCAGAACGGTTCTATTTATGTTCGGCAACCCCTGCAAGTAAACCAATGAATGTATTTGCAATCGGAACTCTTATGGGGAAAAAATTAAATTTTTCACTATTCCGTGACAGATTCTATACGCAACGACGCATGGGGTTTCGTATCAATTGGATTCCAAGAACTGATAAAACAAGCCAGGACCTCCTTGCTAGTTATCTCAAAAGAATGGGGTACACAGGGCAACTCTCAGATTGGTTCGATGTTCCGGAACAACTTCATAAAACGATTTATGTAGGATTAACGCCTGAACAGAAACGTGCAATTAAGGATGTGAAAGAAACAGAAGCAGATCCGATGGTGTTTCGTGCACGTCAAAGAACTATTGAGAACGGAATTTACTATGGTTTCACTACGATTAAAATTAGTGAAACTGAAGATAAACTTGAACGAGAAACAACCTACTACGACAATGAAAAGATTGATCAGGTTATTCAGCTCGCTGAAGAGTTTCCAAAGATGCTCGTTTTTTGTAATTACACAGCACAAATTATTCAATTACAATTAGCACTTCAGAAAAAAGGATTTAAAGTGCGTACACTCACAGGGCAGACAAAAGATCGTGCTACCGTTATTCAAGAAGCTGAATCAATGCCACAGTGTATCGTGATAGCGCAGGCATCAATCTCAGCAGGCTACGAACTCCCATCGTTTCCTTGTGTGGTTTTTGCATCAAAGTCCTATAAGTATTTGGACTATGAACAAGCTAAAGGGCGCGTACTACGTGCAAACGCTATTAAAAAAAATATCTACATTCACCTTGTAGTCAAAGGTGGTGTTGATGAGGATTGTCATAAAGCCATCATGGCCGGACAAGACTTCCATGAAAAAATAATGGAGCAATAATTATGAAATACCTATCTATTGACATAGAAACAACAGGACTCGATCCTGAGAAGTGCGATGTGTTAGAGATCGCGTGTATTATTGAAGATACAGAAACAAAACTGCCACGAAAAGAGTGCCCAAAATTTCAAATATATATAAATCATGATCAGTATAGATTCGAACCTGATGCACTTGAAATGAACTTTCATATAATGGACAAAATAAATTATATTCGTAAACAAGATGAACGTAATTTAGCAAGAATAGAACATATAGAAATGTTTTTAGATAATTTTTTAAATTATAACCAAATAGACAAAATCACTCTTGCAGGTGCAAACCTTGAAGGATTCGACATGAAGTTTTTATCGAAACATTTACCGAATCTTTCAAAACGATTTAACAGACGAGCGATCGAACCTGCACACTTTTTTGTAGACTGGGAGAAAGATGAAAAACTTCCAACACTTCAGGAATGTAAAAAGCGAGCAGGGATCGAAGGAGACGTTGCTCATAATGCACTCGATGATGCTTGGGATGTTATCCAGGTACTTCGAACACAGTACTAATTAAAAAATAATTATGAAATACTTTTCACTATTTTCAGGGATCGGAGGTTTCGAACTTGGAATACAACAAGCATATGATAATAGACCAAACATACGGAACGGGAATACGAATATACAAGGAAATATGTCCGACACTTCGGAGCAATCGGACAGGGCTACTTGTGTTGGTTTCTCAGAAATCGACAAATACGCAATCGCAACTTATCAATCTCATTTCCCAGAACATAAAAACTATGGAGACATTACCAAGATCAATGAACAAGAATTACCAGACTTTGATATGCTCGTTGGAGGATTTCCTTGTCAAGCATTCTCTATTGCAGGAAAACGAAAAGGGTTTGAAGACACTAGGGGAACTCTTTTCTTTGACATCGCAAGAATTATCAAAGCAAAACAACCCAGACTTGTCTTTCTTGAAAACGTCAAAGGATTACTTTCTCACGACAACGGAGAAACTTTCAGAACCATTATCGCAACGCTTGATGAACTGGGGTATGACCTCCAATGGCAAGTGCTTAACAGCAAAAATCACGGAGTCCCACAGAACAGGGAACGAGTGTTCATTATCGGACATCTTAGAGGAACAAGTAGACCAGAAGTATTTCCTTTCGGAAAAAATGATTCAAGGTTTAATGAAAGGGTCACCGAGTTTTCAGGGGAGATTCAAACCAACGGAGAAGACGGCAATAAGCCCAACTCTTACGGCGAGATATTGGAAAATGGGGAAGACAGACCCTTACATATCAGAAGACTAACACCAACAGAATGTGAACGCCTACAGGGCTTCCCTGACAACTGGACAATAGGAAGTGATACACAACGATATAAACAATGTGGTAATGCAGTCACAGTAAATGTTATTAGAGATATTGCTGAAAGACTTTTATGAACAAGTATTTCATTAAAAAAATAATCATAGCAAAAAATATCAAACAGGCATTAAAACTTGAAAGAAAAGCAGAGGTCGCAGAGATTTATCAGGATTATAATTATATCCCAGAGTCAAAACAAAAAATGGGATTTAATAAAGAAAAACTATGATAAAAAGAGAAGCAAAACATACCGTTGTTTGGGGCAATTATTTACGAAACAATAAATCGTTTGTTGGTATTTTTGAGGTAAAA